AATGAAACTTTTCCGTCATTTATAGAAATTTTGAGTACTATCGGAGCAGGTGTTTCATCTGTCAATCCATTTTTTCCTTTTTCGGGGTCGTGATATTGTAACCATATATCATTTTTTCCCCAACATTGAGGAAGCCTTTTTGCTTTTGCAAAGTCAAGAGAATTTTCTATGCAATACCTTTCAATTTCTTTTTCATATTTAGAAAACAATTTACACATATCACTCACTCCTTTTTTCAAATGTTCTAAAATCACCTTTTGAGTTATAAACAACGGCATTGTTTTGTTTAAAGCAATTTAAAATAGAATAATCACCATCTGACGGTTGCATACACAAAAAGTCCATTCCCGGATGAGTATGACCACTCCACTTATATCCTAACTCAGCAAGCTTTTTGGCATCATCAACGCTTATATTTACCATTTTTTCGTTGCCGCGAATTATAAGCCTTTCTTCGCCTTTTGTAAACATAGCAAACTCTTTACCGGTGCTAGCAGTAAATGCTGACAAATCAGCCATATTTATAGACTTCTTTTTTACAATAATACGACTGTCAAAGTCAGGGAGCTTATCAAGTATAATCTTTTGCCTATTGTTCAAATCAATGCCAAATGTCAATATAGCATTAGGGTTTCCCTTTCCTGTATTTCTCTGCTCTATGGGCAATTCAATAGGCTTTTCAATCGAGGCAATAGTCATATTATCCTCTCCCTTTAGTTTCATTATACCACTTTTACTCTGATTGTCAACAGATTTCACAGTTGTTTCATTACTGTAAACCTTCTCCCTGCCATAATCTCTTTTAAGCACGTCGGAATGCTCGTTCACAAACTCTCTCAGCTCTTTTTGCGCCGCTCTGAGGTCTGCTTTGGCATTTTTGATATTATCGGTATCTGTGCAGCCGTTTACAAAACGCTTTGCTTTACGCACTTTATTTTCAAGTCGGCGCTGCTGGGCTTCAAGTCCTGCATTTTTCTTTACCGTTTCGGCATTTAACGGCTTCGGGACAGACGTTATACCGTCAATGTAAATTGACATCGAATGCCGACAGTTCGGGTGAAATAATCCCTCTGTTATCGCAACGGACAAAAGCGTAAACCATTTGCCGCAATAGTTTGATTTTCCCTTATCGCCGTAGGTTTCACCGTTCCAAACAGTAAAAACATCGTCAATATAAACTTTGCCCTGCCAAGGCAGACAAGTTTCGCTGCAAGCGTCATACTGAGATATAAGCACCGTATCATAACCAAGCTCAGCGAATTGTTTTGCCTGCCCCTGAAGTGATGCTCTTGCCGATGTCGTCCTGAGTGCCATTCTCACATAATCAGCAATATTTACACGCCTTCCGTTTTTATATTCGATACAGTTTATACCCTTGTCAAGAAACTCCCTTGTAGCCTCGTCTATTGCCTTTCGAAGCGGCATAGAACCTGTACCCATTGCGAGCTGTACACGATTAAGCGTTTGACGATAAACGTCGTCGATCATTCTTAGCGCCGCCGAAGATACATTTTTCTCAAGCTGTGTCATGTCCGACATAAGAGCGTTCATCTTGTTTTCATTTATGCCGAAAAAATTGTCCGTTGTTACAAGATCATCTGCCGTTGATTCGGGAACAATCAGCTTAAGCTCTTCAAGCTGACTTGTGACTAAATCTGCTCCCTCTTTAAACTGCTCTCGCATGAGTTCTTCCGTCTCCGCTTCAACGATCGGACTGTAATCATTCAGAATGTTTATATTCTCTCGGCGAAACTTATCCATATTTCTGAGCTTTTCAGCCTGCCATGCAGTCCAGTTAAAGCCTTCCTGCTTTTCTTGTTCTCTGTGCAGATTCAGATTACGTTTAAGAGAAGCTATGAGCCTTAACTCCAGTTCCTCAAAAAGCTTTGATATATCGCTAAATTTCAGCAAGCTCATCACCTACCGAGCTTATCTCACCGTCTATCAATCCCTTTTCGGTTCTGATACGGTTTACCTCTTCGGCTTTCCACTCATCGTCTTTAGACGATCCCCATAATTCTTCAACCTGAGTTTTTACAGACATAATGCCATAGGTGCTTGCCTTGCCGACCGTTTCCACTCTGCTGTCAAAGTCAGGTGCGCCGTACTCGCCGAAAGAAACGGTTATCTCATTGCAGTTCTGCGGCGCTTTGCCGTTCATGTTATCGTATGTATAAAGTATTGCTTCAATGAGCTTCGGCAACGCCTTTTCAAGCACGCCCGTTATAGTGTTTCTCGTATTGCCTGTAACATCTTTCTTCTCTCGCTGTGCGTCAGCCGACGACATCTTTCCGACATCTATTCCGAGCGTTGCAGGCGAAACAAGCCCCTGCAAGCACATGAGCATTGCGTTTGTATACGAACTGAAAAAAGCTTCGTATTTTATATCAGGCTGTACAACCTCTATCTTTGGCGTTGCGCCCTCAACTTCGGGAAAATCAGTCGTTATATAGCTGTTGCCGAATTTATTTGGAGCGCCGAGAGTTCCGTTTTGGGGATTCCTCGGTATCATAGATTCGGGAATATACTGCTTGACACGTCCTGCCCTCAGAGCGTCCCACCATTGCGACACGACCTCATCGAGTGCGTCAAAGCAATCTGACTTTCCGCCGTCAAATATCGATTTACCCCGTCCGATATGCTTTTTGTTGTCGTAGAATTTGATAGGTACAGCCATGATGTAATCACCGTTAAATTCTACAAGCGGCTTTATTCCCTCAAGCTGTTCTATCGTGTTAAGCGGTACTTCGGAGCCGTTGTCGTTGTACAACTTACTTTCAATAAAGCCTTTTCCGTATCTTTCATACAAAACATATCGCTTGTGCTTTTTGGCATAAACCGTTTTAAAAATAACGGCGGTTATAATTCCTCTCGACTGCTCATATTCAACTTTATCTGCGCCGACAAATTCGACAATCGGATAATATGATAAGTCTGTATCAACAGAAATCTTAAAAGCTCCGTCACCGTCAACAAGCGTATCTACTACAGCCTTGCCGACAAGGCTTTCAAAATCAATCGTCTCTGATATTTCTTCCCACTCTGTACGGTCTACGTCTACTACGTCAAGATCGGATTTAACGATATATGCAAGCGTGTCAGCTATAACAGCAGGAAGTCCGCTATGTATTTTACGCATCGGGTCATTTATGTTCTGCGGAACACTCTCCCAAAATCTTGTTTTATCGCCGTATTTATTGAGCTGTTTGTAGAATTGATAGAGTTCGTCTGCATCGCCCCTGTACCAAAGTCTTGCCCTTATGACTTCCGTGTCAAATGTCGTACTTTCCATAAGTGTTATGCTCTGATTGCTTGCAGGAATAACATTCAGCCAATTAAGTACCATTTTTCTTATCTTCTCTCCTATCCTACTCAATTTTTACACTCCCTATTTTGCCCTTGTGCGGCAGCCATGCGTATTGATTAGCGTTAATGCAATGATCATGACCGTCTTCAGGTTCATATTTATCCTCTTTCCAACTGTATATATTTAACTCTGCTATGTAGTTTTTACAGCTTTCAAGTATTAAAAAATCGCCCGAAGCCATCCAAGCAGACTGGAGGTGTATTCGGTCGATTATTTTTGTCTTTTTAAATGCAGGAATAAAGTTATATACACAGCCTGTCAAACGCTTGTACTTTCGGCATTCGGTAATAGTCGCTTGGTCTGCACTGTCGATATACACGTCTCTTGCATAACCCCATATCTGACGATTAGCTTCAAGGAATCTCACAAACTCAGGCGGAATGTCCGACGGAGAAAGCGGTATTTTCAAATCCCTGTTGTTATATACTCTTTCGTCAAGCGTTACGCATTTTCTGTCAAATGTTATGCCGACGAATATAAACGATATAGTATCGGGCGAACTCGTGGAGTAAGCCGTATCAAGAGCCGCCGAAAAACGCACAAAATCAAGCTTTTTAGCTTGCTTAAAAGTAATTACATTCTTATCCTCAAGATTAAATACAAGTCCTGTAGCACGTCCTCTAAGCCCTAAAATCTTATTTTTATAAAGCTTAGTGCCTTTAGGCGCTGACTGAATTTTTTTGTCAATATCAGCTTGCGTCAAACTCAAATTATCCCGAAAAGAAAAGAACCAGTACCGCCAATTCGGTACAGGCTCTTCTTTAAGCTCCTGCATTATTTCTTTTGGAACGTCCGCCGCATATTTCTTATACGGTCGGGAACGGTTTATAAACTCTTTATACACAGGCAAGCTCGGATCATCGGGATTAAGTGTTGCCATAAGGTAATCATTTCGAGTTGAAATCTCACGGACAAACTCAATATCCGCCGTGTTGATCTCATCAATAAGCACACAACCGAACTGCGAACCTAAAACATTTTCCCACTTGTCCTTGTTGTCGTAGCCGAGAACATATATTATCTTGCCCTCAAATTTGATATGCGGCAGTTTGTTATCCTTATCGCCGTTGCCGAAATACCCAGCGTTTCGGTGCAGATCGAGTATGCCGTTGTCCTGCTGAATTATATTTTTCTCGGCAACTCCCGTTGTCTTGCTTGCGATAATATGAAGCTTCTTAGGACTTGCCGAAACCATACGCATAAACTTTATACCTGCGCCGACGGTTGTTTTGCCTGAAGCTGTTGTTCCCTCAAGGAAGTCCGCCGAAACATTTTTGACCGAGTTTATAAAGTCAATATACTTTTGCGAAAGAGGAAAGCTACTCGTCAAGCCCCTCACCGCCTATTTGTTTAAACACATCGGAAAGCTTGCTTGAAGTCTTAACCGTTGTATCGACTTTGACCGTATACTCTCCCGTCATTTTGTTAAGCGTATCAACTGCACGAATGCGGTCAGCCGGAGAGTTACCCTTATTGTTTGCAATATCGGAAAGCATTGCCTGACGTTCTTTTGCCGTTAAAATACGCTCGTCCTGCGCTTTTTCCGATAATTCTTTTATGTATTCGGCAACCTCCACATTTCTCAACATATTATCTGTTCTGTGCGTTGCGTAACTGTCGCTGTATCCTGCTTTGATTGCACTTTGAGCGGCGTTACCGCTCTGTGCGTAATATTCTGCAAATTTCTTTTGTCTTGCTGTCACGGTGACACCGTCCTTTCTAAAGTTTGAGTATAAGAAATATACTGATAAAACAAAGCTTTTAACTACTCTTTATATATCTAATTAAAACATTTTCAATATTTTCAATCAATGGATTTATGTCGTAATTTCGGTACTTCTCATTTATTTTGCTTTCACTTAATATGCAAATTGCCCCTATGTTTTTGTTTTGTTCTCTTAAAGTATAATATATAGATGTTCCAAAATTACCATTATACCATTCCGCGTGAAAAGATTTATCATATGGACTTTCTCCATTTATATACACATATGTTTTTATGCCAATATCACCACAAGACTCCACTTTGCTTAACATAAGAGGTGTTGGACAATTGACAGGTGATGTATATATGGTTATATACTCATTACTTTCTTCAATGTATTTTCTTAAAATGATTTTAATACTATCATTTTCAGAATTTTTATCTTGTAGCATTTTCTTATAAACTTCTTTAAACACATTGATAAATGTATCCAATTCATATTTCGACATACTTTCTACATTTTGATTACTCATAAAATTAACAGCATTTAAATAGTTCATTTGTAAATCTTTAAGCCCTATTCGTTTTTTATTGATTTGTTTAATCATGCTAATTACAGAAGGTATCATTATCCCAAGTAAGGCAAGAGATATTACTGTCATTATATTATCTATACTCATACTCATCCTCACCTTCCTCTATTGAATTTGCAAAAGTACAAAATATAGAGTATCTACATATGTAAATTGACACTATTAGTATACTTGTAGTTGAAATTAAATTTGTTATAAGTTTAGTATTGTGTGTTCTAACTAAAGCATAAAACAATGTCTGGATAACAATAATAAATAAGCATAAACATCTACATAAACTAAGTGAATCAGATTTTTCTTTTTTATATTTTTGCGCCTCCATTAAATCTAATGTTGATGGTATAGTTAAGGAAAATGATAATAATATAAGATCACCATTATTAATTACATCTACAATACTAAATCGTCCATCATATCCATCTGTTATTAGAGTTATAAAGAAAGGAAATACCACTGAAAAACAAGACAATATGAGCCATTTGCGGATTGAACGATTATATTTTTCTCTTTTTTCACCTTCAAAAATATAGTTATTTTCGTACTTCTTATAAAAATTTAAAACTTTCATTAATCCATCCTCAAAATATAAATCATCATATAATAAATAGTAAGTTCCTTCTTTTGCTTTGTCAGACACTAATGTCCTAAAATCTTCAAAATTGTAAATTATATTGCTTTCTATCATAGTTTCCCTCTTTTCTCACAAATGAAAAAAGAGTGGGAGTTTCACCCACTCAAATTATTTTTCATTGTGTTTTTTTCTTAATAATGTAATTCCACTTACTATTCCAATTAATGAAACTATTGCTAAACCACCTAATAAAATATAGTTTGTTTCATTTCCAGTTTGAATTTTTGGTAATAATGAATTGTAATAAATAAAACTATATACGCCATCTGTTTCTTCTAAAGAAACTCCATCAGCAAATACTCCTTTATAATTAATTTCGATTTTCACAACTTGATCTGAAAGTATATAACCTATAGGTGCTCCGTAATTCTTTTATATAATATGTACCATATCTCAAATTGTCAAATAATGCAGTTCCTTCAAATTCATTTGCTCCTGCTTCTTTAATAAGTTTAGTACATTCTTCATCTTCATAAATTCCAAATTTAAACTTATTTGATTTAATATGTTCTCCTGTATCTTTATCAATCTTTTCAACCTGTACTGATTTTAATATTGGCATATCTTTCATTTCAATTCTCTGTGTTTCTTTATCCAAACTTACGACAAATTCTTGTTTTTCTGCTATTTCATAGCCATACGGACAAGTTTTTTCTTCCAAAAAGTATTTTTTGCCTTCTTCTAAACCTTTAACATGATGTGGTTCTTTAC